TTAGTTTTCATCATTTTCAAATTGATCTTCTAAACCACATATGTTACAAATACAAAGGTATGCAGCGTATTTTTTAGCTACTTTTTTTGATGTTGCATATGCAGTTTCTTGAATAGAATGACTTCTTAAAGTACAAGTGCACGCCCATCTCGAATTGCCATCATTATCATATACCTGGTCTTCTGGTAAATCATACTCCGGCATTGAAACATAACCTTTTTGTGCGAGTTCTTGAAGTGTGTTTATTGAATTTTCTAGTGTCAATTCTTCTGGAAGTTCATCTAAGATAGTAAATAACTCATCATGTTCGTCTAAATCATTGTATGCTACTTCAGCAACATTTGCTCTAGCTTCTGCTTTACTGTTTCCTTCAGCTTGATAACGAATTCTACCTCTTGGTGTATCTAAAATTAAATAAGCAATAAATCCACCATTGTATTGTTCTTGAAAATCATAATCCGGAACCTCACCATGCTCTTTTTGATTCCATTGTTGAACTAATCCAACGTAGTCATCATCTTCAGTAAAACCGTGATTCAGGTAATGATCCATGTTAAGCATAAAGCTCACTGAATTTTCCAGCTCATCAGGATTCCAATTTGAGTCAATGGCGATGGCACCAAGTATTGCTTCAAACAGGTCTTCTTTTACTGATTCTTCGTTTTCTTTATGTTGTTGGATGTCTCCATTTCCCATAAAGAGGTATTCTTTAAATCCAAGCTTATCAATTCGATGTGCAAGCATCTTTTTATTGACTAGCTTTTTCTTAATGTTGGTTAAACTACCTTCGTTAGTGTAGGTATCAACAACAAACTCATCATCGCTTTCTTCCGGATCAAAGTCATCAAGTTGTGATTTTGTATAACCATATCGATCCATAAGTATCTTGGTCACGTAAAAATCTAGTACTCTATCACCAACAAATTCTAAAACTTCATTGTTCTCTCCACCATTTTCTTGTGAGTAAGAACGTCTTGTAAATGCCTGGTATAATAAATCAACATTATCAAACCAGTAACTAATTTGTTTTTGAACATCTTCTATATGTTCGTTTAATTCTTTCATTTCTAATTCCTCCTTAAATAATATTTGTCAGGAAGATAAACAAAAAGCCTATCAAATAAGGTAAAGAGTCCCACTAGAATAGACTGCTACCTTTTAGTATAGGCTTTTAAACTTTGCAAAATGTTTATATAAGTCATCATCATTTAATTGTCACTCACTTGCATAAGAAACACTAAATTGATTTTGTTTTATATCCCAATTTTGAGACCGCCAAAGCCATTTATCTTTTGACAATATATATTATACTATTTAAAGCAATATTTTTCAAGTATAAGTAAAAAATCCACCAGTTTTAAATTGGTAGATTTCTTTTAGTTATACTGTTACCTCTTCACCGTTATTGAGCTTAAAGGTGATCTTTTTATCTTTGTGTACTATTGCACTTTCAACTAATAACATCCAAATTCGCTCGTTCCATTCATCAAGTTTATCTTCAGATTGGTTTAAGTTTTTGATAAAGGCTTTAATTTTAATAACTTGATTCTCTTTAAGACTTTTAGCTTTTAACAACTCCTCTTGTTTCTTTAGAAGCTTGTCATGTTTTTCTGTGAGTTCTTGGTACTTTTTATTATAATCCTCTAAGTCCATACTGGTTTTTGAGTTTTCTTTGATTAGAACGTTCACGAGTTCAAATGTTAGTGTGAGCTCATCATTTACTTTTGAAATATCTTTATCCAGTTTTGAAGTATCAGTTAGTAGTTTAATGACCTCATGTGCATCTTCAATCATTCTTTCTTTATCTTCCATCGTTATATTGTAGGCTTCGATAAACTTATGCTTGATATCCTCTGCTTTAAGGTTTGGTGTATGGCATTTCTCTTTATGCTTGTGAAACTTGTTATTGCATTGATAGATAAATCTTGAATACTTAGAATTAGAGTGCCATTTCTTTTTACCGTAGAATCCACCACAGTCCTCACAGATCAACTTTGATGCGAATTCATCTGATGAAGAATATTGTGTACCTATTTTACTACGTCTTGCTAGTTCTATTTGTACCAGTTCCCACATATCTCGCTCAATAATCGCTGGGTGGTTGTTTTCAACATAGTACTGAGGGATCTGTCCGTTGTTTTTTACCATCTTATGGTCTAAGTAGTTTTCCGTATAGGACTTTTGAAGTAATGCATCCCCTTTATACTTTTCATTGGTAAGAATGGATGTCACTGTATTCGTGGTCCAATTGAAGGTTTTTCCATTTGGCGTTTTAATACGATTTGATTTTAAGTATTTAGCTATTGCTGATGCTGTCTTACCTTCCACAAGAAACATTCGGTAAATTAACTCAACTATGACTGCTTGGTCTTCATCTATCACGATTTTATCATCTTCTTTCTTATAACCCATAAAGTTCTTATAGGCAAATGAAACTTTACCTTCTTGGAATCCTACTCTCTTACCCCATGTGACGTTTTGGCTAATGGAACGTGACTCTTCTTGTGCGATGGATGCCATGATGGTTAGGATCAATTCACTCTTTGGATCTAACGTCCAGAGATTCTCTTTTTCAAAGTATACCTCGATTCCATTGTCTTTTAACTTTCTAACATAGGAAATGGTGTCGAGTGTATTACGTGCAAACCTTGATATGGATTTTGTAATGATGAGGTGTATCTTTCCACCGAGTGCATCCTTGATCATTTCATTAAATCCAACACGTCTTTTTGTACTGGTTCCGGATATCCCTTCATCTGCATAAACTCTTGTATATTCCCAATCTAGTCTATCTTCTATGAACTTTTGATAGTAATTCACTTGTGCTTCATAACTGGTGTATTGTTCATCTGAGTTGGTTGAAACTCTCGCATAAGCCGCTACTTTCTTAGTTGTAGTCATGTTGATTGGCATTTGGGTAATGGGATTAATCGTTGATGGAATGACTGTGACTTTAGCCATGATACGCACCTCCTTGATGTTGTTTGAGTGCTCTTTTACGAGCCTGTTCTTTCATTTCAGGCGTCCAGCTCTGACTTCTTGAACGTGGCTCCCATTGATAATCAATGACGCTTAAATCCTTAAAATGAAATGCTAAATAGTTATCAGGATTAACAATGATGAGCTTTACTTTCTTTTTGAATAACTCCTCGCTAAAGTTGTCTTGATTAACTATTGCATTAAATGCTTCTTTAATGACTGCATCTGGCACTTGTTTGGATGGGCAAGCTTCTATCCCTTTGGTGACTGATAGCGAACATTTCCAGATTTCATTATGCGGTGTTGATTTATGGGTATACGTTCTACCACAAATACCACACTTCATCATGCCTTTGAAAACTCGTGGCTTCTTGTTTGGATTGGGTTTGTTTTTATCTGCACGCTCACTTTTGATTGCTTGAACCTTGTCAAATACTTCTTTACTGATAATCGGTTCGTGGTTGTTCTTTACAGCGTATTGATCGTACTCTCCTGAATTGATGATTTTTCTCTTCGTCAAATGATTTTCTCTAAATGTTTTTTGAAGTATTAAATCACCTGTATAGTTGTAGTTTGTTAAGATATGCATAATTGATGACCGATTCCATTTTGATGCGTATTGTGGTTTGATTCCTTTTAAATCTAGTATCTTACCAATTGCATCTGCACCTTTACCATCCATATAGAGCTGATAGATCAATTTGACGATTTCAGCTTCTTTTGGTATGACTATGGGTTTCTTATCTTCAATCATATAACCTAAGCAGGACTTACCACCCCACATGATGCCCTGTTCAAAATCCTTTTTAATTCGCCACTTCATATTTTCTGATGTACTTCTTGATTCCTCTTGAGCGAATGTCGCAAGAAAGGTTAGAATCATCTCTCCTTCACCGCTGTTTGAGTGAATGTTTTGCTCTTCAAAGAACACGTCGATGTTCAATGACTTCAGTTCTCTCACAGTTTCTAATAAGGTGAGTGTGTTTCTGGCAAATCTTGAAATGGACTTTGTGATGACCATATCAACTTGTCCAGCTCTACAGTCTGTGAGTAATTGTTGGAACTCTTCTCTTGAATCCTTTGTCCCAGTTAAAGCCTCATCCGCATAGACACCTACAAACTCCCATTCTTTGTTTTCTTGAATCGTCTTTTTGTAATAGCTCACTTGGGTAGCTAGTGAATGGAGCATCGCATCTTTTCCATCAGATACACGTGCATATGCTGCAACTCTAGTTTTCCTTGTTAACTTGGGTAATGCGTCTAACTTGGTGATGGTTTTCTTCATGAATATTTACCTCCTCTTTTGATACACTATCTATCACTCTAGTTCGAGGAATAGTCAAGTGATTTAAGCGATAAAGGTTGCCTGTTTTGATACAATATTTTTCAGCCATATAAGCTTCAGCCTTATCGTACTCATTGTTGGATATTAATCCTTCATCATGCATATCAACGATACTTTTCATCGATAGGTAATACTTTTCTAAGTCTGTTCTATTCATGACTATCAGTTTCTTTCTTGCGTCTATACTCATTCCACCATTCCCATCTACATCTATCAGAACAGAACCTTTTCTTTTTCTTACCCTTAACCGACTTCATTTCTAAACCACAATGTTCACAAAATCCAATGAGTTCATCATCAGTTTGTTTACTACAAGCATACCTAACGATACTTATCGAAGTATTCAATTCACTTGCTATTTTCTTATAGCCATAACCTAACTCACGTAATTCAACTATTTTTTTATTTATATCATTCATACGAACTACCTCCTAAGTCTTAGTCCGCACAAATCGTGTAAAAGTTCGGGTTTTTAATAAAAAAAGTTGAAGAATCGTAAATTTTGCAAAAAAAAGAACCTCCAGGATATAAATCCCAGAGGTTTAGTTATTATTTATTCAATTGTTGTTTGATAATCTTTTCTGCTTCTGATAATGTTTCTTTGCCTTGCATCTTATTACTGAAGGATATGTAATCATCGATAATCGATTCAATCTTGGATTGGTTTGATTCAACAAACTCTACTGCTTTTTCAGTTGAGCCAGTGATGTTACTTACCCATTCACTTAATCGCTGTAAAACTGCGAGTTTCTTATCGTCCCCAGCTAAAAACGCCTCACCTTTTTCTTTTGCGATATGGTTTTTTTCTTCTACGATTAATATAAACTCTTTAATGGTCTTTTGAATACTTTCATCAAAAACAACATCCTTAGCTTTACTTACAAGTTCAGATACGTTTTCTGCAGTATTTTTTAAATCTTCTTTTACTTCTTTGATCACATCATTTATAGATTGATCTTTTCCTATTTTTGATGTCACATAAAGTGCTATTGAAAATAAGGCTACAATAAGTAGAATAATATCAAGTGTTGTCATTTTCTTTTCCTCCTAAGTGTTTGTAGATGTTCACATGTGAATCTTCTAGTCGTGATACTCGATGTTCAAGGATATTGACATCTTTTTTTAATGTTTTAATATCCTGTGAGTGTAATTCTAATAAGTTGATCATCTTTACGTTTTGTTTTTCGATTTTCTGTAAGTTACCAATTATCTCATCATTTTTTGACTTATTGGTTTTTTCTTGCCTGTTGAATTGCTTAATTGTGGTTAGTATCACTACGACCATAGTCACTATCCAATAAATTAAATTTTCCATTCTAAATAGGCTCGCTATATTTTCCCAATCCATCTTGCATCATCTCATTTCGGTAATTTTCAAGGTAATTCAGTTGTTCCTTAATCTCTTGTACATAGTTTTCAGCGATTTCGTTGTCCCAGTTGTTCTTAAAATCCATCATCTTAGTAAACCATGGCTCTTCTACAACAAGTTCATACTTTCCTGTTTTCTCGAAGTGGTCTACCATACCTCTAATCCTAAAGACATGATAATGGGATTTGAAATTTACATTCACTTCAAACCGCATACGACCATACTCGAGTTCTGCTGCGATATGGTTTAACATAAACTGCTTATCATCGAAAACAAGCAATTGATCGAGCGTTTCTTGGAAAGATGGATTGATATAGATAAGTGTTCTTTCAATACTCATGATATTATCAGCTGCTGCTCTATGATATGCAATAATGGATTCATCAAATTGCTGTCTTTGAATAAATCTATCCCTGGCAAATACAAAAAAGTCATATTCTCCAAGTGTTATATGAAGATTTCCTTTGAATCCATCTAAAACCACAGTAACATCCTTATCACTTGAGGTGCTATCTAGTCCATATGCAATCGAACCGCCATAATAAACAAGGAGTATCTCCGTATTTGGAAACACTCCCTCAATCATACTTAATAAATCATTCATTTGGTTCTTCCTCCTCTATAGGCTCTAGAAGCAGGGGCTCAATCACATCAAAATCATCGATTGCATCTTCAAAGCCGATCACATTTTGTTTTAGCCATTCATATCCTTGAACGATTGGATTAACATTTAGAAAAGATGAAAAGTCTGAAAACGGAATGGCGATGTCTAACTCTTCAATTGGTACGCTTTTATTTGCTCGTGCTTCTTTTGATAAATAGGATGCAACACAAATAGTGATTTTTTTGCTTGAATAACTAATGTTAAATGCAGTGATACGATGGTATGATGCATCAATTCCAAATTTTGTATTTAATTCTTTAATAATTGCCATATGCTTCCCTACTTTCTTTTCATTCTAAATATTGTGACTGCTATACTATCTGGTGATCCTACGGACATACCTGGATTAATGTATAAAGATCCTAGCGAGCCATTTACAGAGTGTGCAAAATCGACCATTTTAATTGATGCATTCCCTTGCCCAGATAATGTTGTGACCTCTTTTCCATAAGCTATCCATTGTTGAGTATCTGATAAGGATGCATTGAATGTTGGTGATATTTCAAAATCTATGACCTTTGTAATACCACTTGTAATGGTCGTACCTGAAACAAAACTATCTTCAAGATATTGTGCTGTTGTGTTCTTACCCGTTCTAACATCGTGGACAGTATCTTCAGTGTTCACATGATGGCTAATATAAGAACCATATAAATACGAGTAACTTGAAGTCCTGTAATAGATGTAAGTATCAGACGTATCAACGGAACTTCCATAAGTCGAAGCAATCACATGAACTTTATAAATATAATCAGGATCAAAGGGATAGACTAAACTGTGATAATAAGAATATCCTTCATAGTAGTATACTTTTTCTAATGCTCCGCCTATTTTTACAACCGATGAAATACCTCTCGCATAGAGTGTTTCGCTATTATAATCAAAAGCTAATTCTCCTAAATAGGACATATTTGAAGTAGTTGGTGTTGTTGTTCCACGTTTCACCCTAATGATAGCCATTAGTATGTTCCGCCATCAATAATCGATGAAGGCTGTAACACTTTACTTGTATCGATGCCAAGTTTGTATGTGATTTTGGTTGGGGTATAATTCGTATCAACAACCGGATAATATATCAATCCATCTACAATAACTGAGTTTGCATAAGCAGTCTCATCAGTTGCTAAAGAGATACCATCGGTGTCAGAAATCTCAGCAATTTTTACATTATCAAGAATGGTTCTTTGTTCTGATGTTAAGTGAAGATTTGAAGCAACGTGGGTATCGTAAGTCGTTGATGCAACACCGCCTAAACCAGAGAGTGAAATTGTCACAGCACCAGTTGAACCATTAACGCTTGTAACTGCATCGGTTGGTGTTAAGAGTTCTTGCCAGTTTGCGAGCGTTGAATACGGAGTCGCCTTAAGAATAAAGGATTTGTTTAAGTCTGTTCTAACGGCAACGTCGCCTTCCTGTGCGGTAGATAAAGCAAGCATAGCTGTTTGACTTGCTACGACAAAGGTATTTGTTAATGCAATCTTTGGTACTACACTATCTGCTAGCTTACCGTTCGAATCAAGGATAGGAATGTTGCCATTTCCTGTTCCTGTATTTTTTGTTGAAGCAGTACCCAGATTCAAGGCAGTGATCTTCGTGTCAATTTGAGCATCAACTTTACTCACTCCTGGAATCTTTAAATAATCTGATTCCGCCAATGGAACAGATACACTAGCAACCTTATCTGCTTTTGCAATATAGAGATGCTCACCACTAAAATCTACTTGTGGTTCTCCAGCTTTGACAGTACCTGTAGTACCTACAAGAGGACCTGTTCCTGCTGTAGTTCTTCTTTTAATTTGAATTGTAGCCATTTAATTTCCTCCTATTTTTTCGTAAATACACTTGTAATATTGTGTGTTGTATTTCCAGTTGTTAATGTGACGATTCCATTCTCATAAACTACACTTAATGAATAGTCTCCAGATGCATATCTGTATGAAACCGATGTATTAGATCCAACAAATAGGAACATCTGTTCTCCAGGAAATGTCACCACAGTATGATTATTAATTGTTACATAAAGAATTGATTGTCTTAATTCATCCGAACTTGTTCCTGAAAAACGATAAGTTCCAGGTGATGCAAGTGTCAATGATTTTCTAACTGGTAAATAATGATTGAAAATCTCATCGTCTAATACATCTACTCGGCTTTTATCATTACTGATCAGCTTTCTTGAATAACTTGTCAGTGTAACAGAAGTTGTCGTCTTTGCATAAGCACAAAGAACCAATTCATAGAGTCCATCGGTTGTAAGTAAGTTAGTTGTATTTAGTGTTGGATAACTTCCCACTTGTTCTTTTAAGTAAATACTAACTGTATCATTTGATGTATTGATGCCTAACACGACATAACCAAACTTACTTGAATCGGGTGTAACACCAATCGTTGTTTGATTTTCAACGTAGATAATCCTTCCATATACTGAAACATATCCATCACTGAATGTAATCGTATTATTTGCTAAGGTATAACTGATCTCATTTTTAAGTCCTTTTAATATACCTACATCGCTTGAAAATAAAAAGTGGTATAAGTCTGAGTCAATTTTCGACGTGACATTACCACCTTCAAATGTTATTTTTTGTAATCCCATCAGAACTCACCTCCATCAACGTCTGAATTGGTTATTGTGATATTACTTGTTGTTCCACTACTTGTATTTTTACTAAGCAGTTGTATTTTTTCTGTTAGCTTCACTCGATACTCTCCTAACGTTATCGTTGCAAAATTCATCGAATCCTTAAATGTAATACCAGTGATGACCGATTCATAGGTTTTTCCTTTGTGAATAAAAGATACGTAGTCACCTAATTGAATATTTACAAATGGTATAAACACTTTGTTTTTCATATCGATCATAAAGGTGATATTGTGATCCAACTTGGATGTGACCATTTCACTTCTTGCTTTGGTTTCTAAAGTTTCATAGTCATTATCAGTGTAGATATAACTTTTCGCCATAACGCTTGTGTATCTACCTTCTGAACTAGCATCTTCTGTGATGTCACCATTTATAAGTAAATAATATGTCTTAATACTGTGATAAATTTGATTATCACTTTTTGGATAATAGATGACTTTATTGACAAGCTGACTGGTCGAATCATTGGTTTCAACATTTAGGATAGATGAAAAATCACTTCTAATGACCATACCTTGATTCACACTGACAATGCGAAATACAATTCCTGTAATTCGTCCTCTTAAATAGGTGACATCTGTGCTAAAACTAATGCCATAACCTTTGGAAACGAGCTCGAATATTTTTGACATATTGATAATGTTATCCGAATCAAAGCTTAGACTTCCTGTGACACTTGTTTCTTTACTGATGGTTAGATACGATAGATTTTGTTTCGCATCAGAATTATTTTTAAAGTAGTTCGTGATGATTTGGTATAGATAATCTGCTAAATCACCTGTGAAACTTACTGCTGGTATTTCTAAATTAAAAATCTCCCTAAAATCGAGAGACTTAATGCTTGTCGTATAGTCATCTATTAATTCAATGCTTTCCAAGATACCAATATATGAATAACTATCGTTTTGCAAAATCACAATATCGCCAATCATGCAGTTTAGATTAGTCTTGTTCACTTTGAAAGTCGAACGTTTGATAAGAACCATATCTAAGACAAGTTCATACTGCGTGCTAATATAGGCGTTGTCTTTATATTGCAACGTACTACGGTCTAAGAATAAAAGTTTCATATTTAAATCCCCAGATAACCTTCAACGATAGTGACTCGACAAATCGTTTCAGTTGCAACGCCAGGTTTGAATTCAATTTCATAGTCACCATAATCTAGGAATAAAAAGTTCTCTTCTTCAAAATCCTGTAGCCCATAGATATCGGTGACAACACCTGATGCTTCCATGATGATTTGTTGCTTGCTTGGAATTGAATTAATGGTTAATGTTATATTTTCTGCAGTTAAATATAAACGTAGTGTTGAAACAACTTCACCATTCTTTTTTATGAGTACTTCTGGATCAACTACACTACCAATCATTTCAATAACTATCGGTGCATCGTTTAGTCCTTCATTTCTAATATAGACCTTGCCTTCGTATGAGCTTGAATAGTAATAAGGATAACTATATGGATATACTTTACCACTTGATGAACCATTAGCGATAATCTCGTAGGTTTTTTCTCTAAGCCACAGCGATAGTTTCTTAAAGACGATACTGCTTTGAATGGTTCCTGCCAGAAGTTCTGCTTTTGCTAGGCTTGCGATATCTACATAGCAGTATGCTTTAAAGGCATCAGTTTGATAGTAGAGTTTGATATCATCATTGCTTTGACTTATAAAATCAACAAAGCTTTTGTAGCCTTGATAACCTTTCAAAAAGACAAGTGTCATAGAGATTTCAGTCAGAGGAATATTATATTCTGAACGTGTGTAGTAGTTTTGATATTCTAGGTACTTCAAATCCAATGTATAACCCAGTCCACTGACTTGAGATATAAGAGTTTGTTTCTGATGATTGAAATAATAGGTGTCGCCATATTTGTTTTCTAAATAAAATTGTCTTATCATATCACACTACCTCCTAATGCTTTATTGATTGAATCAATATCAAATGTTGGAGATGTCGTGTTGATGGTAATATTGTTCGTATTGCTTGTTGATGAGTTGGAACTTGAGTTATTGACAGTACTTGAACCTTTTAAGTTGAAGGTATCTGCAAAGAATCCACCAATACCACCAAAGAATCCACTGACTTTATCTGCAGCATTGGAAGCAAAATCACTGATACCATCTGTTACTTTATTCGCAATGTTTGATATACCATCTGTGACTGTTGAAAAAGTATCTTTGACCTTTCCTCCAAAATCACCAATTTTTGATGGAAGTTCTCCAATCCACTCGAATATTTTTTGAATAAACTCCACGATTTTTTGTACGACATTTAACACAGGTTCTAATACTTTTTTAAGTACATTAATTGCTGGTACTAAAATAGCAGTTAATACTTCCCCAACTATAGTGATTAACGGTGCGAGTGCTTCTAAAATTCCTGCAAACATCTGAATCTGCATAATTAATGGCATTATAATTACATCAAGGATTGGAACAAGCAAATCAACTAACATCACAATCAAATCAATAATCACATCAAGGATTGGCTGTAATGCAGTCATGAGACTATCTACAATGGCAAGAATAGGTGGTAGTAACTGCATGAATGTTTCCATGAGTCTACCCAGTAACGCTTTAAACTCCTCACTTTGAAATAATGCCATAGCTAAGATAGCGATTAAAGCACCAATACCTAAAGTGGCTGCATTGATTCCAACACCAGCAAATATACCAGATGTTCCTACTGCTTTTAATGCAAGTGATGCCATGTTAAGTATTGGACCAACTTTTCCGACAACAGATAATACTGGACCAATAGCAGCAACTAATCCGGTTAAGGTAACGATGATTTTTTTAGTGCCATCGTCCATGTTGTTCCATTTATCTATCCAGTCTTTTAAAGTGGGAATGATATTGTCTCTTACTTTAATTATTAATTCTTGTAATACAGGTAAAAGTGTACTTGCTAAATCAACACCTAAACTCGATACTGCTTGTTTAGTACGATCAAGAGCATCAGTAAACTCACCAGCCATTTCAGCTTGTTCATTTGTGACGATTCCTAGTTCTTGAGCTTCACTTCTTAAATCACTAATCGCACTTGTTTCACTTGATAAGATAGGAAGTACTTCTGTACCTATTTTCTCACCAAAGAATTCATTGGCTACCCCAACACGAACAGATTCATCAGCAACTTCACTTAAGGCAGAACGAATCAGTTCAAATGCTTGATCGGTGTTTTTACCTTTGAGATCATCAACTGTTAATCCAATGAGTGCTAAACTGTCAGCAACTTTATCTCCATTACCAGTAGCAATATCACCCATGATACCATTAACTTTCATGAATGCTTTTGACATCGATTCAGTTGAAGTACCCATGATGGTTGCCACATGATTCCATTCCTGGAACTGTTCAGCGGATAAACCTAGTTTTTGTGCAGTATCTCCAATCTCATCAGCGGTATAAGCTGTTTTAACAGAGAAGGCAGTTAATGCGGTAACAGCACCTAATATCGGTAATGTGACACTCTTTGTTAATGTTGAACCAAGTTTACCAATCTTATCGAACTTTGCATTGGCTAGTTGCTTGATTTTACTATTTGTATTTTCGAGTTGTCCGTTCATCTTAGCTATTTCAGCTTCGGTGTATTGGACATTACGTTTGAGTTTGTTGAACTCTTCTTGACTCATATCTCCAATTTGAACAGCTTTTTTAGCTTTTTCAAGTTCTAGGTTTTGAGTGTCAAGTCGTTTTTTAGTCGTTGATAAGATGCCATTAAGTTTATCTTGTTTTGATTTCCAAAGATCTAGGTTTGAACTATCATAACGAAGATTTGTATTAATGGCTTTGAGGTCTTTGTTTTGCTCTTTAAGATCTTTTTTTATGCCATTAAGTTCATTTTCTAGATCTTTACCATCAAGTGTTAACTTAATATTTAATCCTTTGACTGTTTCCGCCATAAATACTCACCTCCAGTGTAAAAGAAAAACACACCATTTTTTGATGTGTTTCCATTTACTGTTTAATTTTATTTAATCTTATTAGTATATCTATATAGGAACAATGCTCCAACTGCAGATAAAATAAAACTTCCTATAACGGCTATAAAAAATCCAGATCTAACATCAGCAAGTGGAATAAAATTAAAGTTCATTCCATAAAACGATGCAACTAATGTTGGTATTGA